CTTGGAAACGATCCTTGACCAGTTGAGACGAATTGTAAGATACGAGTTGAGGACCAATAAACCTATCACAATCGGCAGCAAAATCATCGTGGTTGAATCCGTTATGCATACTGCCCTTCCTTCCATAAAGGTTATCCTTGATGTCATAGGGGGGATCAAGGTAGGTAAAGGACTCTTTGTTATCAGTAAGTAGTTGTTCATAACTAAGGTTGGTAATTTTCCAATCTTTAATTATTTTAGTGTATCCTGGAAGTTTTTCAATTCCTCGCATTGAGAAATTGGAGACACTTGCTTGTTTGCTGAAGGATGAGGATTCAGTGAGACCACTAAAACTACACTTGTTAACAATATAAAAAGCAACTGCGCGAGATGTATCCGATTCATTATAGTCATTTATAGTCTCCTTTGCTGTGAGAAATAATTTTCTTGCAGATTCCTCATCAGGGTTCTTAGACTTTGCACCTAACAACTCTTCATAAAGAGAACTTCCCTCATCCTGCAGAACTCTCCAAAAATTATAGAGAGGTTCATATAAATCATTCACCCAAATATCTAGGTGAGGATACTTCTTGGTAATATAAATTGCAACACTACCGCCACCAAGAAATGGTTCACGATACTCCTTATAGTCACGAAGATCAGGAAAGTATTGATTCATCTTAACGCAAGCACGGGACTTGCCGCCAGGATATCTAAGGGGTGTCTTCAGTGCCTTCATAATCAGGTTTGTTATACTTCAAAAATTCAAGGAAGGTCATTTTCATTTCCTTCTCAGTCATACCACAATGCTTTGAAGCAGTGGGTAAGTTCATTGTAGCACGATATAGTGCTTTATTTGCTTCTTCCACATTTTGTGGAGTAGTCTTAACTTTTGGTTCTACTAATTTGGAATGATCTACTTTATGTAATCCCATTATACCATCTTCAATAGAGTGATAAACATATTAGTTAATTGATCCACACTACCTTTCATTTCACGATAACCTGTGCCAACATAAATTTGACCAGCAACTACAGCAGCAGTAGCAGTTCCCCAGAAAAGATAATAGAAACTTGATTTCACTTGATGCCTTTTAGTTTGTTTTAATTTTTTCATTACCAAAACTCCTTACATTATAATAATGATATGCATTAACCAGCATACCCGCCATTGATAACCAATATCCTGTAATAAGGATAATACCAATTATAGTTGGAATCGCTGTCACTCGTCCCTCCATACAGAAAATTCATAATCTTCAATGACTTCATTGGCAAGAAACCGTTTACAAAGTTTTTGGATTTCTTCATTAGCATACTCTTCAGTATCTGCCTCAAAATCAATCTCAATTAACTTACCTAATCGCAACTTCTTAAAAGTCATATCAGACATTTTACCACATGCTGCTCTCACAGCATTACCAGCAGAGTCATCAACTGCTGCTCTCAGTCTAACATAGATTTTTGTTTTGAATTTCATTTTTAAATCTAGCAATCAATCTTTCAATTTGTTTCTTATCAGTACCACAGGGAGCACACTTTAAACAGATAAGAATACATTCTTCATCACTTATCGGATCCCTCTGCCACCATCCATTCTCATCAATCACTTGAATTCACACTCAACCATAATTTCGGTCAAACACGCGAGCATATTGATCTCTTGGTCTGCTACGAACGCTGCCTGATACTGATACTTAGCAATAACAAGAACAGCAGCAGGAATAGAACCAGGAACCAAGGATTCGTAAAGAGAGTCATAAATACGACGCAAAAGTACAGTAGTATCATTGTCCAGATTAGAAACGATCCACTTACGAACTTCCGCAAAGTTTTTCTGTTTGAGATTTTTGACAAGTTCATTAACAGCAACATCAGAGAACGTAGCAAGAATACCAGAGTCAATCTTTCCACTGACAGAATACCTCTGACATTCATTTAAGACACGACGCCAATCTGGAAAGTGTTTTCCAACAAGTTCTACCAGGACCTTGTTATCATATTCAACACTCTCTGTAACCAAGATTTCTTGAACTCGCTTGAAAAATTGTGCGGCAAGATCGGGTTTGTCTTTTCCTTTAATTGCGAATTCAACGACAGCACAGCGGGAGTGGAGGGGTTCGATGATTTTGTTTTTGTAATTGCAGGTGAAGATAAATCTGCAGTTACCAGAAAACTCCTCAATAGACGCCCGTAGGAGGAGTTGTACGTCGTTCGTTGTGTTATCTGCCTCGTCAATGATGATGACTTTGTGTTTAGCAGTTGACGAAAGCGAGACGGTCGAAGCGAAATTCTTCGCATTGTTTCTGACCGTATCCAGAAAGCGTCCTTCATCGGATCCGTTGATGACATAATAGTCTACCCCAAGTTCGTTACATAGTGCTTTTGCGACAGTAGTTTTGCCACATCCAGCAGGCCCAGCCAGAAGTAAGTTAGGTACTTCACCTTTATCTAGGAAGTCTTGGAAAGTCTTCTTAATATTTGTTGGTAAAATACAATCTTCAATAGTTTTGGGTCGATACTTCTCAACCCACAAAAATTCATCACGCATGTTCTTCATCATTTCCAGTGTTTTCCTGCTTCTACTTTAGTCCAAGGAGCATAAAGAGGTCCATTATAATCTTTTTTTGCAACACCTCTATAATTGGTGTTTATCAAAATTCTAACTGGATGATTAATAGGACACATACCTGTATGAATATGATTTCCCGGAAACACTACCAGTCGATTTTGTTTTGGTATAACTCTTTGTTTTTCGGTAAGAGGAAGATCTTTTGGAATATCTCCACAAAATCTTTTTTCATTGTATATGATAGTTGGTGCATCACTATCAGTCATATAAAAAATTGACGTTGTATGCTCCCTATCACAATCAATATGAGGACCAAATGTAATTTCATCCTCGCCACGATACGTAGTCATGTCCAATCTGCAACGAATTACTTCTTTAAAATTAAATCGTTGCTTTATCCTTTCATTAAGTTGTTTGACATATTGAATGTGATATCCCTCATCAAAAAGATATACTTCAGGTTCGTCTTCATCAACAACACCAGAAGAGAACCCATAGTAAATTCTAGGATCTCCTTCACTCTCAATAGAAATACCTTTAGTAAATCCCCAAGAATTACAATTCATGATAGATTCTCGAAGAACCTTATATTCAGATTCATTCAAGAAATTATCAATAACTAGGATTTCTTCTTTCTTTGAGGTATTGAAAGGAAACATTACTCAAAAGTAGAATCAGGTTCCAAAGCAATAAAATATTTCAGATCATAATCCTTACTAGTAAAACGTGAGAGAAGTTTCTGTGATACAACCACTTCATAAGTGCCAGGAATAACTTTAACATTTTCCACCTTAAAATTAAAGCAGAAAGTATTATTAGTTTCGCCAACAACTACAGCATAGTCATTAGAGGTTTCGTTCTTCTTATCACGAACAACCAATTTAACTACACCATTCTCTCCAACAGCAGAGAAGTCTGGTAGTTGGTACACAGCTGCTGCCTTTAGAAGTTTATCCAATTGCTGAGTAGTAAGTTCAAAACAAACATCTTCGCTTGGAAGAGTGATCTCCTTATCAGGGGGTGTTACGATTACTTTTGGATCTGCAAAGAAATACTTGGAACGAGAGCGACCTTCTTTAATCACCACATATCCGTTGTTTGCAAAGTCAAGGTCAGGACTCTGGTGCAGAGATAATCCATTAAGAAACTGGTTCAAATCATAGATGCCAAAGTCTTTGGGGATCTCTTCATTGATAGTTGCTTCAGCAAGAATGTTTTTCATCACACTGATAGTGCGAAGACTATTACCCTCTTTGAAGAGGATAGACTGATTGATCGTGCTGAAGTTCTTCAGCAGGTTGAGGGTAGAATCAGACAAGTTCATAGTTGTTTTTCTCAGTTTCATTGTGGGTAAGTTTCACGTTTTGCATTCTTGTCATTGAAATGCATTAGAAGAACAGCATAATGCAAAATCTTCATAATGTCACGACGAGCAGTGCCTTTTTTGTCGTAGCGAGAGGCATACTTGAGAATGTTAGAGCGGCAGAAGGATTCGCCATCCCCGCAGGCATCAATCAGATCAAGTGTCTGAATTTTATCATCACCAGCAGAGTAGTGCTGATTATATGTACCGGAAATATAATCGGTCAATTCCTTGAGGATTTCCTCCTCATTATACTTATATCGGTTTTTGTTATTCATATCAGGGTTGTTAATCAAGAATTCATAATCGCTGTGCCCCCATGGGGGCATACTATCTTGTTTATCCATTTTTAGGATCTCATCGTAAAGCATAGACCAAGAGTTTGTCATTATTATATCAGTTCTGTGCCTCCTCGTCAATTGTTAATAACATAGATTGTATCACCAGGATGCTCATCTTCGGGCATCCGGAAATCAGCATCCACCTTATCATAAAGTTCCATGAATGCTTGCTTGGTATCATCATCAAAGCGATTGACGCAAACCTCCATTGCCAACTCTTTCTTACCAAAGATCCTGTATGCACGGATGATATGGACCAGGCGACGGGTGCTGATAATCTCATCCACACCACCATCATAGAAAGTCTTACGGATGATGTCAGCCCAGTCTACAAGGCGCTTACAGAAGTCTGGAGCAACCACCTTAAGGTCTTTTGCTACACCTTCCAGAATCTTCAATTCTGTAGCAGGGGTAGGATACTCTTGCTCAAAGGTGACGGGGAATCGCTCAAGAAATGCTTCATTGAGCACGTTAGTTCCAATGAATCGTCCGTCGTCGCTACCTTTACCTTTAGTGTTTGCTGTGGCGATGACGTTGAAACCAGAGACAGGTTCAATCCATTTTCCGACCTTTTTAAGGAATACTCCTTTCCCTTCAAGAATTGACTGGAGACAGAGAATTTTGTTAGAAGCGAGGTCGATCTCATCAAGGAGCAAGATAGCTCCTCGTTGGAGTGCTTCAGTGACTGGGCCATTGTGCCAGACGGTGTTGCCATCAATAAGACGGAAACCGCCAATAAGATCATCTTCATCAGTTTCAATAGTAATGTTTACACGAATCAATTCTCGTCCGAGTTGGGCACATGCTTGTTCGACCGAGAACGTTTTACCATTTCCAGATAGTCCAGTAATAAAAGTTGGGTAGAAAAGGCGGGATTGAATAATTTTTTTAACAGAACCATAATTGCCAAACTGGACGAAGGTATCATCTTTTTTAGGAATCAAGTTTTGTTCAACTGCGGGCATTGCAGCAGGAGCACTATAAGTTACCTCCAATTCCTGCATGGTCTCTTTTGTTACTTCCAGATTCCACTTACCACGACCAACTTTATAATCAGAAAGTTTGTTGGTAACTGTTTGATAAGCACAACTATTCATATTGCACCATGCACGAACATCAGCAGCAGTGAATTCAGTGCCGTAAAGGGTTTGAAGTGAAGTGCGAATGTATTCGGCGGACAGTGCCATTTGCTTTGTTTGAACTGAAGGTATTATAGACCAAAAAAGGGGGTCATCCGACCCCCAGTAGACAGTTATTCTTTTGTCTCTTCCTGCCAGTATCGTTCTGAAATTATCTTACCAGTATAACCTGGATAATACTTCTCTACCATAGCGCTAATACCCATAGCAGTGATAGCACTTTGACATACCACCAATACTTCTTTCGTATCTTCTACGACAATATGTTTGAAAGGAAACCTATGCATTTTTCTCAAGCGACTAAAGAGATAAACTCACCAAGGACCTTCTTATTTAGTTTCTTGGTTTTTAAAGATTTGGTGAATGCATTTTTGATTTGAGATTTGGTAGCACCTACATTAACTTCAAATTCAGCATCATCTGCCAGTACTGATGCAGACATAGCAAAGTATGCATCATACCCAGAGTTCTTGATTGTGAAACTACGCTGCTTCTTCCATTCTTTCAATGTCTTTTGATACTCATCACCATACTGATCCATATACAACCTCATGAATGCACCAGAGTCCCTACTTTCAAGAACACGAATACCAATGAAGTTTGTGTTGGGGAAGCAATCTTTTAGATTGGTAATGAGAGTGCTGGTGAATTCATTCCAACGATAGGGAACACGATAAGTTTTACCAGTCTTACGATCCCTGATGAAAGTATTATGACGAAGTTGGTTGCAACCAAGATATGGTTCTTCCTCCCAAGGACGTTTAACAACAACATGATAGGGAATGTGATTTGCTTCACCATCAGTCAACACAATACACTGAACCTTTTGAACTTTGTTCTCCCGCTGGAACATAGGGAGAATCTGGTGAAGAGAAATTAGTGCCTCATTCAGAGGAGTTCCTGACAGAGACAGACGCCTAGGGGTGGACATTGCATATGGATAGCAGGTATACACTGACTCAACAAGACGCCAAATATTAAGCATCTGCTTATCAATATCTTTTACCTTGCTACTCAAGAGATTCATCATAGTGAAATCGCCATCAATAACAAGGAGACCCTCCTTTTGTTCGTAGTGAGATGTCTTTTCAAGATGGTTACCATTCTCATCCCAACGATATCCATTCCACTCATTACTGAAGGCATACACCTCAAAGGGGATGTTAACTTTCTTACAGAACCAGATCAAGTTAAAGAGTTGCTTGATGGTGTCATGGAGAACGTGTTGCATAGAACCAGACCAGTCAAGAACAAATACCAGACCATGATTCTTACCATCAGCAAGAGTGGTTACTTTCTTAAACAGATCTTCGTTGTACTTGTAAGTATGCAGTTTAGTGCAGTCCAGAACACCAGTGCGAGAAGTAGCAGCACGGGCATAGGAGTCTGCTGCTTTCTTACACTCAAACTCTTTCACCAGATAGTTGACTTCTTTCTGGGCACCCCGTTTAAACTTTTTATATTCTTCATCATGGTTGTTAGTATACCCATTCTCCAAATGCCTAGCATGATGACTATCGATTAGTTCATGGATCTCTTCATTTGGAGCAATAATAGTATCTAGATTTACTTTAGGAAGTTCGACATAATAATTTGGATGCTGATCGCCAGTAACTAAATCCTTCAATTTACTTTCAAGAAGTTCATCAGTAGTAACTTTTGGATCTTCAATTTCAGCAGTGCCACCATAAGATTCTTCTTCATTAAGTTGTTCTTGCTTCTCTGCTTCAGCAGTACCTTCTCCCTGATCAGGAGACTCTTCCTCACCACCTTCCTGATCCTGTTTATCAATGGTAGTAGGATTAGGAAGAGAAATTGCTTGCTTTTGTTCTTCCTTACAGAACTCATATAGAATCCTGGCCGCATCAACAGCATCACTAAAAGTTTCTGTAGCAGAAATCATATCAATGATTTGACGCTCTTCAAAATTAAACCTAATGTCTTGAAAGTTGCCAATTTTAAAAAAGAGGTTTGCTTTATCAGCAAGATTCATCTTGTTAATATCTTCACCCTTCAATTCAAAGAAATCTTGATCGTTGAGTTCTTGATATCCACGGAAGAAAGTCTTTGACAAACCAAGATACTTACGCTTCATCAATTTCTCAATGCGTGCATCTTCAGTAACATTGATAAACTGGTGAGGGATGTCTGCCGGGGGATCCTCATCAGGAGTGTAGAGAGCGTGTCCCACCTCATGACCTACAAGCATATCATAGACAGAGTTACTTGCCTTATCCCACATAGGGAGAGTCAGGACACGAGTATGGACATTAAATTGTGCTGTATCGATATTCTTGTGCTCAACCACCAGGTCTTCAGTGGCAAGCAGTTTAGCGAGCTGTGACTTGATTTCGTAGTTGACTGCCATGTGTCTTGTTTTCTATGGATCCATTATACGAAAAAACCCCGCGTCTCCGCAAGGTAGTGTGTCACTTCTTTGACTGTCTCTTAATGCCAAACATATGACCTCTCTCCTCTAACCAACAAAGTTTACAGAGAGCAGTCTCCTTTACTTGAGGACATTTATTAGCCGGAACCATTTTGCCACAAGAACTACATTCTACCTCCCACATCTTCATCAATCGTGTTGCCTCCAATCATCTGTTCGTTCATGAGTAAACCATTCTGCTATATCATCTGCACCGCTGAAACCCGTCTTGTGATTGGATGGGTCCGGGTCTCCCAAATCCATCCTATTCATAAAATCATCTAGACTACCTTCTTCTGTTTTTTTAAAAGATGCTCTCCTTGCCTGCCGTAGCATCTCTCCTGCTGACCTATTTGCTTTTGCTAGTTTATTCGCCCATATCATATCTTCTAATTTTACTTCCTCACCGTTCATTATACATTTGCATATGAACTGTAATCGCAGTCGGTACTCTGTCGATAGCATATGATATTAGCGGACACACTATATTTAGACCATTGCACTAAATCCCTTAACTTTTTCAAATCTCAACACATTTTCAAACTTATCTTCCATACCTGTTTTGTGAGAGATTACAAAGATATTAGCATCCTTAATTACATATCGGATAATTTTAAGAAATTCTTCTGTTCCTTGGCCGTCTAGTGAACTATCAAAGACTTCATCAAGGATCATTAGGTTAGTTGAAACTGAATTTTTAAATCTAGCAACTTCTCTCCAAGTGAAAAGAAGTGCTAGGTCGATTCTTTGTTTTTCACCTTCACTAAAAGAAGCATAAGAAAAGTCTTCGTGAATTGGTGATTGAATGGTTTCGTTAAACTCCTCATCAAGAGTAAAGTTTATGTAGAAGTCCATCATCTGTAGATAACGGTTTACTTGCTGATTTATCAGCGGTAGGTACTTCTTGATAATTTTAGTTTTAACTCCACCATCCTTCAACAATCCGTAAGTGAAATCATAATAATTGATTTGGTCTTTGTGTGTAACTAACTCGTCATATGTTGTTTGGAGATTTTCCTTAAAGGTTGTTAACTTCTCATGTTCAATATTTCTATTTGCAAGTTGATCGGTAGTTCTTTGAATTTCCGATTCAAGATCTCTGACTTGTCGCTGACATCCAGAAATCCTAGTATTGTTTTTAGAAATGTCATTATTGAGTTTAGTAATCTCCTTTGAAAGTGTAGTGAATTGACGCTCTCGCTCTTCTTCGTCTTTAATTGCTTCTTCTAGTTCTTTGTAACCAGATTGCAACTCCTTTGCCTTAGTTTGAGCGTCACTAATTCTATTTAACCTAAACTCTTCTTCAATACCCTGTCCGCAGGTAGGGCATTCCGTATGTTCAGTAAAAAACTTATGCTCTTTCGTAATGGTCGATACCTTCTGGGAGATCTTACCTTTCAGGTTTCCTAACTTACGGAGTTTCTCCGAAGCTCCTGTCACATATTCTTGCTCTTTAATATACCCAAAAATAGTCTCTTCAAGATTACTAATCTCTCTAACATAAACTTCTGCTTCTTGCATCAGTTCAGTAATCTTTTTCTTTCTACTATCAATTTTTTCTTTACCTTCATTCTCCAACTGTTCAATGAAGTTGGTTTGCATCTCAACCTTCTCATTAAGATTACTTTTCTTAAGATCTAAAACTTTAATAGATTCTTTAGTCTGGCGAATCTTATCTTTAATGATACTATTCATAGAAGAGAAGATTTTAATATCCAATAGATCCTCAATCACCTCGCGACGATTTGATGCAGTCAATTGCATAAAAGGAACAAAAGTACTGCTACCCAAAATGACAATTTGGGTGAATGACTTATAGTTCATTTTCAGAACATTTTGTTCCAACCACTTCTGCTGATCAAGTGCAGCAGCTGCTTGATCTAAAAGA